ACGACGAGCTGGATGAATCGGCTGGCACGTTCACCGAGGTCGTGGCGAAGCTGCGCATCCTCGCTGGTGACGTGGACGTCGACAAGTTCCTGCAGGAAACCGAGTCCGACACGAACGATCAGCGCGCGACGCAGATCGGTCTGAAGGCGAAGGCGGTTGCCCGCAAGTTCAAGCGCACGATCGCCCAAGGCGACGCGACGGCCAACACGAAGGAATTCGACGGCCTGCCGAAGATGGTGTCGGGTGCTCAGACGCTCGACGCGGGCGGTGCTGCCAACGGCGCTGCGCTCACGCTGTCGATGCTCGACGAGCTCGGCGATGCGGTCATCAACGGCGCGGACGCATACGTGATGCGCCCGGGCACGATCCGCGCCTACCGCGCGCTGCTGTATGCAACCGGCGGCATCCAGCCGGCGATGGTCGAAGTGCCGAACTTCGGCCAGGCGATCCTCGGCCACAACGGCATCCCCATCCTGCGTAACGACTTCCTGTCGAACGCAGAGACGATGGGTGCCAACGCAAACACCTGCTCGGTGTATGCGGTGCGCCTGAACGAACTGGACGGCTTTCACGGCCTCTGGGGCGGCAAGCAAGCGGGTATCCGCGTCGAGGACATCGGCACGGTGCAGAACAAGGACGCAGACCGCATCCGCGTGAAGTGGTATTGCGGTTCGGCGCTGAAGTCCACGCGCTCGCTGGCGCGTCTGCGCGGCGTGACGAACGTCTAAACTTCGTCGGCGGAGGTAAGTCACCCGTGACTTACCTAGCGTAAAATAAAGGGCGTGGGCTTCGGCTCATGCCCTTTTGCACATCAGGAGTCACACATGAAGATCAAGATGGTCCAGCCGGGCTACGAACAGTTCACGGGCAACTTTGGCGGCGTCGAATTCCTCGATGGCGTCTCGGTGGTCGATGTCGCGCCGATGATCGCGACGCGCATTGCCAACGTCGTGCGGGTCGAGAACGTCGAAGACGGCGTGAACCCGTCGGCCTCGCAAACGGCGCTCGACAGCTACTCGACGCCGATGGAGTTGCGCCCGCAAGACGTCCCGGCGGCAAAGCCCCAGAAATACACCGCAGCCGAGCTCGAAGGCATCGCCAGCAAGGAAGGCATCAAGGGCCTGCGCAAGATCGGTGACACGTTCGGCGTGAAGGCGACGGGGATCGCCGAGCTGATCGCGCTCATCCTGCGCGCACAGACGCCGGGCGAGCAGGTCGAGTTCCTGGGCGAAGTGCCCTCGGACGTCGTGAAGGCTGAAGCGCCGGCCGTCGCCGCCGCAGAACCGACCCCGGCCGCGGAGTAAGCATGGAACGGTATCTCGCCGCAGCGGACGTGAGCGTGACGATCGCGCTCGTGGATAGTGCGGGCAACGCGTTCACGCCGTCCTCGGCGAGCTACCGCGTGCTCGATGAAGAGGGCGCGACGCTTGTCGATCTGCGCTCCGTGCCTTACCTGGACCCGAACGGCGGCCCGCTCGGGATTCTGATCGGCGCCGACCTGAACGTGCTGCCGGTGGGCGCGGTGCGCGCGCTGCGCGTGGTGGAGGTCGTTGCGAAGACCGACGCTGGCACGCGCCTGGTCACTCACAGCTATGTGATCGAGGCGAACGAGCCGCTGGTGCTCGGCGTCAACTCGTTTCAGACCATCACGAAGGCCGAATTCGTCGCGATGGACATTCCGAACCTGCCGGGCTGGGCCGCAGCCGATCGTGCCGCGCGCGCCGCCGCGATGATTCAGGCCCGCGAGAACCTCGGCCAGCTGCGCTACCGCTACCGGTTCGACGACAACTGGATGAACTACGTGATGCCGGAGTTCGCGCTCTATTCCATCACGACGCTCACGCCCGAGGAATACCTGGGGCTGCCGGCGCCGTTTCGCCGCAACCTCGAACGCGCACAGGTGATCGAGGCCGACGACCTGCTCAACGCCGACCCGGTGCTGGAGAAGCGGCGCGCCGGTATCGTCTCCGAGACGGTGGGCGACTCGACCACCTCCTTTAACGCCGTGCGACCCAACCGCGGCCTCGTTTGCCCGCGCGCGATGCAGGAAATGACGCGCTACGTGCTGCGCCGCACCCGTCTGAGCCGAGTATGAAAAACGTCATCATCGACACGATGGGCGAGTTCGCCGCATCGCAGATCATCGGATACCAGAGCGCGCTCGCGGGCCTGGTCACCGAGGCCATGAACCCGAACGCGCAGCCGCGGCGCGTGATGCTCGCGACCATCCAGCGCATGCAGAGCACCACGCTGACGGCGCTCGCCGCGGTGTTTGACACGGCCGTCACTGATGTCGCGCACAACGCGGTCGTGAACGCCGATCCCAATGCGCCCGATCACGTCGCGGCACAGGTGGCGACCGACGCGCGCGCCACGCGCGACGCCGCGCTTGGCACCGTCTCGCAGGCACTCGCCCGGGATGCCGAGGTCGCGCACGGCCGGATTCGGGACTTCCATCTGAAGGTTGAGATGCTGCTCGCCGCGGGTGGCCGCGGCTACAGCTCCGCGGTGATTGCAGCGGGCATCAGCGAGCGGGCGCGCGGCATCACCTTCGGGCAGACCGACACGCTCGGGCGGCGCTGGAAGAGCTCCCAGTTCGTTTCCGCGACGCTCAAGGGCGCCTTGCAGGGCATCTACGCAGACGCGTTCGTGCGCGCCGCCGCAGCGCGCGGTGACACGTCGGTCGCGCTGCGGTATGCGGACCCCAAGCACGAGGGTCACGGGCAGATCATCCCGTTTGCCGAGAGCGACGACACGCCCGGGTATCTCACGGTGCGCAACGAGCTTTTTCATCCGAACTCGCGCGCGACGCTCGCGCGGGTGGAAGGGGGCAGCGATGTTCCGGGGCAATAAGAACTGCCAGATCGCAGTGGCCGGCGAGCGCAACCTCTATGGCGAGGAGACGCCGGGCACCAGCAAGACCGAGCGCTGCGCGGTCGTGGAGCTCGTCCAGAAGGTGTCGGTGACCAACCAGCGCGCCCAGATGGCGGGCTCGATGGCGCACGCCGAGGATCTCGGGGTCACCGCGAAGATCAAGCTGGAGCCTGGCACGACGGCCGTGCTCGGCGCGCAGCTCACGGTCGATGGCGTGGCGCTGCGCATCGTCTCGATCACGCCGAAGAACACCACCTTCGGGCGCCTGGACCACTACGACGTGGAGTGCGCACCGTGGGTCTAGTCAAAAGCAACTTCAACCCGGAGCTGCTCGCGGTGAAGTTGAACCGCACGGGCGACACCGCCGCGCGCAAGATTCTCGCGGTCATGCGGGAAGAGGGCGACCGTATCGTCGAAGAGGCGCGCGCAAACGCGCCAGTCGATGACGGCGAGCTCGAGGATGCCATCGAGGCGGTCGAGAACCGCAGCGGCGCCAACGGCCGCGTGGTGGTCACCGTGCAGATCGATCCGAGCGCCGTCGACAACAAGGGTGTGCCGGTCATCAAATACGCCCGGGTGCTGCACGAGGCGCTCGCGCCCTACGGCACGGGCGCATTCAGCCTCGGGCCCGCCTCGCGCGCGAAGGATGGCGGCGGTGGCAAGGTCGGGGGCAAGTTCATGGAGCGCGCGATGCGTTCGCGCATTGGCGAGATGGGCAAGAAGGTCAAGCAGATTGTGAAGGAGTCGGCGTAATGCACCTCGAACCGATTGCGGCGTTGCTCGAGCAGGAAGGCATCGGCACGCGCGCGAAAACGATTTTCATCAACACCATGCGCCTTGAGGATACGGGCATCCTGCTCAAGCCCGACTACAAGGGCACGGCGATCGACCCGGAGCTGCCGGGCTACTTCAAGGGCAGCTTCGCACTGGTCGTGCGCGCGAAGAGCTACGCGGCGGGTGCGGCGCTCATCAAGCGGGCAATGGACGTGCTCTGGATCGAGCAGGAGACGGAGCTTGCCGACGGGATGCTGGTGAAGTGGTGCCGCGCGCGCACGCTGCCGATCAACTACCCGGTGCCTGCCTCCGGGGTCACCGAGTTCGTGGCTAACATTGACTGTTGCTATGTCGAGCCTGTATAGTTAAGTTACGAGTTACTTACCGTAGCTTGGACCTCTTTGCAAAGGAGTTTTGAGTGGCAAGCGATACAAAGAACGTAAAGATGGGCGTCTGCCTGGTCTATTACAAGGGCGTGGATCTGGGCTACACCCAGGGCGGCGTCCAAGTGACCGTGACCACGGAAACGCACAAGACGAACGTGGACCAGTTCGGCAAGACCACCGTCAACGAGCAGATCATGAGCCGTGACGTGTCGGTGAAGGTGCCGCTGGCAGAAACGACGCTCGACAACCTCGTCGCAACGATGCCGGGCGCTTCGCTCGTGGGCACGGGTGCCGACAAGAAGGCTGTCGTGACGACGGGCGTGGGCGTGTCCCTGCTCGATCTGGCGGGCGAACTGCGTCTGCACCCGAAGGGCATCCCGGCCGACGACTACAGCGAGGACTTCGTGATCCCGCTGGCGGCGACCTCGGGCGGCCTGAACTTCGCCTACGAAGTCGAAAAGGAACGCATCTTCGACGTGACCTTCCAGGGCTACCCGGACCCGGCCACCGAAGAGCTGTTCCAGATCGGCGGCGCGCCGACGCCGTAAGAAAAAGTTACGCGTTACTGACCAAGGCCGGCGAAACGCCGGCCTGCCTACATCGGATACCCATCATGAGCAACGTGAAAGTCCTGAATCTCGACACTCTGCCGACCAGCGCGCCGCAGCGCGTGGTGACCATCGGCGGCGTCGAATACCCGGTGAAAGAGATGGACGTCGAGGGCTTCATCGAGACGAACCTCGCCGCCGACCGCCTGAAGGATCAAACCGACCCGAAGGTGCAGATCGAGGAAATGATCGCTTCGATCAAGCGCGCGGTGGAGATCCCCGACGCGGTGCTGAAAAAGCTTTCGCTGGAAAAGCTCGGCGTGCTGGTCGCCTTCCTGCGCGGTCTGTTCGACCCCGACAAGAAGGACGTCGAGGGCGCCGAAGGCGGAGAAGCTGAAAAAAACTGACGCCGCCGGGTGAGGAGAAAGAGCAGGAGCTCGACTTTAGTCTGCTCTTCACCCGGGTTCAGCGGCATTACCGCATGACGTATTGGGAAGTGATGAGACTTCCCATTCGCGCTTTCTGGACCCTGAACCGCAACATCAACCGGCTGCTCGCGGAAGAAGACCTCCGCGCCCTGATGCTGCACACGGCCCGCCAAAGCCGAGAGGGCGCGCAGGGCCATGAAACCAAGCTCCGAGCCGAGCTCTATCAGACGGAAGAGAAGCGATTCGATCCGCTGAACGAGGAAAGAGACGAAACGGGCTTCGCGGAGCTTAAGGCGATGGTGGCCCGTCCGACAAAGTGACACAGGACGAAGATGGCAAGCAACCTCGAAAACATTGGCTACAACCTGATTCTTGACGACTCGGGTTTTCGCGTCACGGCTCAATCGACCGCCGCCCAGCTGAAGGCGCTCGAAGCGCAGTTCGCGACCACGGGCCAGGGCGTGAAGGCCATCGAGGCGAAGATCAACTCGGCCGGGGTTGCTTTCCATCAGTGGGTCACCACCATCGGCGCGGTCAAGTTCGCGCTGATGGACATCGATAGCGTGTTCCTCTCGCTGCCGCGCTCGATCATGGACACCGCGGGCGAGCTGGAGAAGCTCACCACCGTCCTCAAGGGCCTCTCAACTGCTGCGACCGACGCCGGCCGTAACGCCGACGCCGCGCTCGGCAAGCAGTTCATCCTGAACCTCGAACAGAACGCGCCGTTCAAGCTCGGTGCGCTCACGGACGCGTTCGTCAAATTCAAGACGGTCGGTATCGACCCCACGAAGGGGTCGCTGGAAGCGCTCGTCAATCAGGTTGCCAAATACGGCGGCGGGTCCGAGCAGCTGAAGAGTGCGTCGCTCGCGATTCAGCAGATGGCGGGCAAGGGCACCGTCTCGCTGCAAGAGCTGCGCCTGCAGCTGTCGCAGGCGATTCCGAATGCCGCACAGGCAATGGCGACCGGCATGGGCATGTCGATGGCCGCGCTCACCAAGGCGATCAGCACGGGCTCCGTGCAGTCGGCGGGCGCCATCAACAAGATGCTCGCGGTGTTTCAGAACGACTCGATGGGGGCGGCCGCGCAGCAGATGCGCACCTGGCAGGGCGAAATCGAAAAGCTGAACGTGCGCTGGGAGCTTTTCAAGAACGACGTCGCCGAAGCTGGCATGTTCGACGCCGCGAAGGCCGAGCTCGAAGAGCTCATGAAGCTCTTCGGCACGCCGCAGGCAAAAGCGTGGGCGACCGACCTGTCCGCTTCGTTCACGACCCTCATCGGCCTCTTTCACAGTGGCCGGGAGGCGCTCACTGAATACCTTCCGCAGTTGGTGACGCTCGGCAAGGTGCTGCTCGCAGTGTTCGGCACGAACATGGTCGGGAACTTCCTGGCCGGCATGCGCAATGCGCTCGTGGGCATGAACGCATCGTGGCGCGAATACGCCGCCAACGCGATCATCGCTCAGGATGCGGTCGCGGCCAAGCAGCTGACGGTCACCGAGCAGATCCTCGCCGCTGACGCGCAGCGCCGCGCGAGCATCGCGCAGGAAAGCGAAATCCGGCAGGAAGCGCTCGCCAAAGAGATCGGCGACAACCAGAAGCTCATTGCGGCCAACGCCGAGCGCTATGCCGCCGCCGACGCCGCGCGTCACGAGGAGTATGCGAAGGAAGTCGCCAACAATGAGGCGGTTCTCGCGCAGAAGATTGCGCTCTTCGAGGAGCTGCAGGCGCGCGAAGTCGCCGCCACGCAGTTCGTTGTCGCCGAGCAATACAAGCGCGCCCAGATGGGCATGGCGAGCAACGCTGCGACCGCCGCCGAATACGCCGCGCAAGACGCCTATACCGCCAAGCTGGAACAGCGCCTCGCCTCGATGCGCGCGGAGATCGCGCTGCTCGAGCAGGAGACGGTCGCCATCCTCACGCGCAACAATGCGCTCAAGCAGGCGATCGCGCTCGAGACGGAAGCGATCGTGGCGACCAACGGGCTGACCGCGGCCACCAGCGCTGAAAACGCCGCGCTGGTTGCGAAAAACGCCGCGCTTGCGACTGCAATCACCGCCGAGCAGGCGGCCGTCGCCAATATGGCCGAGATGACGCGCGGCGCGGCGATGCTCGAGTCCGGCATCATGAAGCTCAAGTTTGCCTTCAACGCGATGGGCGGCTGGATCACGGTCGTATCGGCCGCGATCATTGCCGGCATTGCGCTGTGGGAAAAGTATCGCGACACCGCCGCGCAGGCCGCGCGCGCCGCCGTCTCGGCTGCGACGCTCAACAAGGCGATGCAGCAAAACAAGGTCACGCAGGGCCAGATCGACGACGCGGACTCGGGCATCAAGAACAAGAAGGCCGAGATCGGCAACATCGACACGCAAATCTCGATGCGCAAGTCGGGGCTGGACGAGCAAGGCAACTGGGTCGGCCGGGTGGGAGACGACGACCCCGAGATCAAGGCGCTGAAAGCCAAGCGCCAGGCATTGCAGGGCGAGGTGAACAGCCTCTCGGACGTGCGCAAGCAGGCGCAGAGCTCGCTCGACAAGGCGAATTCGGTGCTGGAGAGCCACGCTTACGCGCAAGGGCTCCAGGAAAAGTCCGACGAGGAGCTGCGCACGCTGTCGGCTGCGCGTGCGAAGCGCATCGCCGACATTCAAGACGATTTCAAGGATCGCCTGAAGACGGTCAAGGTCGGCTCCGACCAGGAGAAGGCGATCCTGCAGCAGCAGGCCGACCAGTTGAAGGCGGTCGAGGTGGACATCACCGCGCAGCGCGTGGCAACGCTCACGCAACGCCGCGACGCGATCAACGATCAGATCAAGAAGGGCTTCGTCGGCAAGGATGCGCAGGCCCAGATGGCTGCGGCCGCGACCGAGCAAAAGCGCCTGAACGACGAGATTTCGCAGGCGCAGTCGAGCATCGACGCGCTCAACGCGCCCAACCAGATCGGCACGAAGGGTAAGAAGACCGGCAGCGCGAAGCCGCCGACGGACCTCTTTGCCAAGAAGAACGCCGACATCAGGTCGCAGCTCGAGCAGGCGAAGGCGCAGCTCGCCCAGATCGTCTCGGGCGCCTCCGAATACGACCAGATCCGCACGCAGGCTGAAGCGAAGATCCGCGCGCTCTGGGAAAACGGCGAACTCGACACGAAGGGTCACGGTAAGGATGCGAAGAACACCCGGCCGGACTTCAACGGCTCCAAGGTGCAAGGGCTCATCGACGACGAGACGATGCTCCAAATCACGGAGAACGCCAAGCAGCAGATGGAGTCGCTCAAGGGCAAGCTTGCGCCGCTCGCCGAGCAGTATCAGGAAAGCATCACCAAGCTGATGAACGGCGACGTCACGACGCCCGACTCGGACTCGAACAACGGACGCGGCGCAATCAAGTTCCTCGAAAAGCTCGCCACCAAGTCGACCGAAGCGGCCAAGGAGATCGCGCCGATCGTCGACTACATGAAGCGGGTCCAGCTCGCGGCCGACCAAATCGACCTCGTGAACTTCACGCGCGACATCGTGAAGAAGGACCAGGAGACGCAGGCGGCGCTCATCGAGAACGCGCGGGACCGCCTCAACGCGCAGATCGCGCTTGAGAACGACGCGTGGGAGAAGGCGGCCAAGGCGCGGCTCGACAAGGTGAAGGCCGACGGCAAAGACCCTTCGCAGGAAGAGGGGCTGATCGCCGCCGCGCGTGTCACGCGCGACCTGGACAACATGAGGAAGCTGCGCACGCCGATGCAGCAGCTTGCGATCGACTGGCAGGACACGACCGAACAGATGCGCAAGAAGACGACCTCGTGGTCCGAGTCCACGATCGACGCCTTCGTGAACGTCGCCAAGACCGGCAAGCTCAACTTCGGCAACCTGCTCGAAACCATCGGCACCGACATTCTGCGCATTGGCCTGCAGAAGTCGATGGGCGGCGGCCTGCAGCAGCTTTTCGACGGCCTCACCAATAAGGTGACGGGCGCGTTCGGGGGCAACGGCAAGAGCGATGCGGCGTCTGCCGCCGGCGAGGGTGTCGCGGGCGCGCTGCCGGCGTTTATTAAGGGTCCGCTCGAAAAGGTGGGTGACCTCTTCACGTCGCTCTTTGGCTCGGGTGAGAAATACAGCACGACGCTCGAAGACAACGTGAAGAACCTGATCGTCGGCCAGACGACTCAGACGAGCACGCAGAACTCTCTGGTCACGCTCGGCCAGGCGGCGCAATACGTCGCGGCCGCGCTCGCCTCGATCCAGGCGACCTCGGGCGGTGGCGGCGGTGGTATCGGCGGGGCGCTCGGCTCGATCGCGGGCGCGCTCGCGTCCGCCTACTTCGGCGGCTCGGCCACGGCCACCGACGGCATGCTCGCGCAGACCGCCTCGATGCAGTCCTCGAGCACACTCATGGGCGTGCAGGGCGGCACCAACACGCTCGGCAACTGGAACTACACCGGCGGCCAGATGAGCAACCAGTATGCATTCGCGGACGGCGGGATCATGACCCAGCTGGGACCGCTCGCGCTGCGCAAGTATGCCAACGGCGGCATCGCCAACAGCCCGCAGGTCGCGGTCTATGGCGAAGGCAGCATGAACGAGGCGTTCGTGCCGCTGCCCGATGGCCGCAGCATTCCCGTGACGATTACCGGCGGCCAACAGCAGCAGAGCGGCGCGGCCGCAGGCGCCGGCGGCGTGACGGTCAACGTCATCAACCAGACCGGCCAGTCGGTGTCGGCGCAGCAGCAGGGCCAGCCCCGCTTTGACGGCAAGTCGATGATCCTCGACGTCGTGCTGACCGCCGCCAGCCAGCCGGGCTCCTTCCGCGACGGACTCAAAGGCGCACTTCGTTTAGCTACACGACACTTCCGCACAACGACCTGCTGGACTCGAGCAAATTCCAGCAGGAGAAAGAGAACCCCGCGATGGCCTCCAAGATGGACGGAGGCTACGTGGTCACGCGCCCGAAGCACACGCGAAAACCCCGGCGCACGTTCACCTGCGGCTTCACCGACTTCACCGACGCGCAGCGCGCCGACATCGACGCGCACTTCGACGCGATGCACGGCGGCAGCGCGATCTTCTACTTCGTCCACCCGGTGAGCAAGGAGACGGTCTACGTGCGCTTCTCGACCGACTCCACGCTGCAGTGGTCGTATTCCGGCTCCGGGCGCATGCCGCTCTGGAGCGTCACTTTCAAACTCGAAGAGGCGTAAATGCCAAACCTGATTTCCGTTGCGAGCATCATCGAGAAGAACAAGATCGGCTCGGACGTCCCGTATCTCGCCTTCATCGACGTAGGCGTGATCGACCCGACCACGGGCGACGTGTCCGAGACGCTCTACTACGTGAACAACACCGAGGCGGTGGTCCGGCAGGGCATCACGTATTCGCCCATGCAGTTCTCGCTGGAGCTCAAGACACAAGCGGGCGCCGCGCCCCAGATCACCGTGTCGCTCATCGACTACACGCGCGCGGTGATCGAGAAGATGAACAACTACGGCGGCGGCACCGACTTCCCGGTGACAATTCGCGTGTGCCAAACGGGTGGGCTGAACGACACGCCCGATGTCGAGGAGCACTTCGTCATCACGCAAGGCGCGGTGGACAACTACGTCGTCACCTGGACGCTTGGCGCCGAGAACGCGCTCACCAAGCAGTTCCCGCGCCGGCTGCAACGGCGGGACTTCTGCCAGTGGGTTTACAAGGACGGGCGCACCTGTCGCTACAACGGCTCGCTTGCATCCTGTGACCGCACGCTTGCCGGACCACTCGGCTGCCGCGCGCACAACAACGTAATCAACTTCGGCGGCTCGCCGAATCTGGTTTCAAGCAACCTCGTTGTCGCGTAAAATGGATAAGTCACCCATTACATATGTTGACCTGATCGGGACACCCTTTCGGCGCGGCGCGCGCGGGCCAGACGAGTTCGATTGCTACGGCCTCGTCAAGTTTCTGATCGAGCGCGCCACGGGCCGCGAAGTGCCGGATTACCAGAGCCCGACGGACAGCGGCGCGACGCACGCGCTAATGATTACCTCGCGCGAGTTCTGGCACCGGCTGCCCGGCCAGCAGGTCGGCTCGATGGTGTTCTTCCGGATCGGCCGTGAGGTCTGTCATGTCGGATATGTAATAAGTAACGGGTTATTCATTCACGCGTGGGAGCCATCGGGCGGCGTAACGATCGAGCGGCTCTCGGAGTGGGAAAAACGGATCGACGGGTTCTATGAATACATCGAAGGCTAAGGCGGCACCGCAATTCATCAAGGTTCGACGGATCACCAACCCGTTCGAGCCGATGCGCGACGTGCGCGAAGAGCAATGGAAGTGGCGCAAGACCTACACGCTTGATCGCTACCTGCCGCTGGTCGAGGCAGCCGACTGCGTGGTGTCGCTCAACGGCCGCGCGATCGAGCGCGAGAAGTTCGCCAAGACTCGCCTGCAGCCGAACGATTTCATTGTGATCTGCCCGGTGCCGCGCGGCGGTGGCGGCAAGGGCATCTTCCGTATCGTCGGGATGATCGCCATCGCGGTCGCCTCGGTCTACACGGGCGGGCTCGCCGCGATGGCCTATACCGGGGCGGCAACAGTGGGCGCCGCGACCGCGACGATGGGCGGGATGATGGCGATGGCCGCGGCCTCGGCTGCCGTGACGATCGCAGGCTCGATGCTGCTCAATGCGATCCTGCCGCCGGCGGTGCCTACTGTCTCGACCGGCAGCGGCCTGGCCGCGAGCTCGACCTATGGTGTCGATGGCGCGAAGAACACTGCCGACGAGATGCTGCCGAACCCGGTGGTCTACGGCAACTTCCGCATGGCCGGCAACGTGATCGGCGTGCATACCGAGGCTGCCGGCAACAGCCAGATCCTCTACATGCTCATTAATGCCGGGGAGGGGCCGATTGCGTCCATCTCCGACATCAAGATCAACGACCGCGCCCTCTCCGAATACACGGAAGTTTCGGTGCAAACGCGCCTGGGCGACGCGCAGCAAACGCCGATCGACTGGTTCAGCTCTGTCATCACGCCCTATTCGAAGCAGTTGAAGCTCCCGGCCGACGGCACCTACCTCAATTTCACGACGCAGGGCAACGTCGAGGCGGTGCGCCTCGACTTCAACTTCCCCTCGGGCCTCTTCTCGGTCAACACGAAGAACGGCGACATCCAGAACAACTCGGTGGCGCTCGAAGCCGACTACCGGGTGGCGGGAAGCAACTCTGCGTGGACGCCATTCTCGGCATCGGCCCCGCGCTACGTCACCGCGCGCGTGCAGCCGATCACGAATGTCGGCGTGGGTAACGTGCCCGGCGCGCTCTACGATGGGATGACCTACCAGTTCGACGGCACGCAGGTCATCACGGACCTCAACATCACGACCAACGACGGCCAGGTGCTCGACACCGTGCGCGCCGCGGTGATGGCGAAATTCGGCAGCTACGTGGGCCAGCAAGTGAGCGAGTGGCCGGTCGCACAGGCGGGCGCGGTGAGCATGACCGTGAGCATCCCGGCCGGCACCGCCGCGCTTGTCGTGACCGAAGCGCTGCGCTCGACTGCGCGGCGCACCTATCTCTCGCCGCAGCTGCAATCGGGCAAGTATGAAGTGCGCGTGCGGCGCAATCCGAACTACGTCGACTACTCGTCCAACTCGAGCGGCAAGAAGATTACGACCGACACGAGCACGACCGCCTCGTCGGACTGCTACCTCGGCGACCTGAACGAGGTCGTCTACGAAGGCGTCGGCTACAACCACACGGCGCTGCTCGCGATCCGCGTGAAGATGGACGACCAGATCAGCGGCGTGCCGACGGTCACCTTCAAGCACGGCGGGCGGGTCATTCCGACCTACACGCGCACCAACGGCGCGGTAAGCCAGATCAACCAGGCGAGCAACAATCCGGCATGGGTGTTGTGGGATGCCCTCACGCACTGGCGCTACGGCGGGGGCATCGACCCTAGCCGCCTGGACCGCTCGGCCTTCTTCGATCTGGCCGAACACTGCACGGCGAACAGCTTCACCTTCGACGGCGTGTTCGATACGAACATGAACATGTGGGACGCGTGCCAATACATCGCGCGCGCGGGCCACGCCCAGCTCGTGCCGGTCGGCACGCGCTACTCGGTCATCATCGAGCGCGCGTCGAACCCCGTGATGATGTTCGGCATGGGCAACATCGTCGAGGGCACGTTCAAGCAAAGCTGGATGAGCCGCACCGACCGCGCGACTGAGGTAGACGTCACCTTTTTCGACCAGGACGACGACTACAAGCAAAAGACCGTAAAGGTTGCCGACGCGTCCGCCGCGCTCGAAGGCCGCCCGCAGAACGCCGCGGCAATCACCGCCTACGGCGTGGTCGACATTCAGCGTGCATACAAAGAGGGCGCGCTCCAGCTCAACATCAACCGCTACCTCACGCAGACCTGTGAATGGCAGTCGCCGATCGAATCGATCGCGTGCGCGGCGGGCGATGTGGTGCTCGTGCAGCACGATCAGCCCGCATGGGCCGAGTCGGGACGTCTCGCGCCGGGCAGCACCTCCACCGTCATCAAGCTCGACAAGACGGTCACGATGGCCGCCGGCAAGAGCTACAAGCTCCTCATGCTCGCCAACACTGCCGTGCGCGGCACAGGCAGCGTGCGCTCGATTGGCGATCAGTTCATCGGCGTGCTGGGCACGCCCACGAACTACCGCGTGCGCCGCATCCGCAATTCGGCAGGCGTCGAAACGGGCGTGACCGCGGTTGTCTCCGATGGCGTCTATGTCGAATCGACCGCGGGCTTTGCCGTGGGGCAGGGCGTCACCTTCTACGACACGGACGTGATCGAGGATCACGATGTGATTCTGCGCACGGGCGACACCGACACGGTGACGCTTTCGAGCGGCCTGTCGTTTGTGCCGGACGCATTCACGAACTACATGTTCGGCGAGACGACGAAGGTCAAGAAGCCCTTCCGCATCACCGAAATCTCGCTTGGGTCGAGCGATATGCACCGCGCGATCAAGGCGCTCGAGTATATCGAGGCGGTCTATGACCTGTCGTCATACGACGAAGTGGCAACGGGCCTCACGCCGCCGGCGCTCGACCCCTCGCAGGCGGCGATCGGCGTCGTGCAAAGCCTGACCGCGTATGAGGAAACCTACGTGCAGGGCGCGCAGATCCTCTCGCAGGTGCGCACGACGTGGGCGCAGCCGGTCGCTGGCAACTACGCGGGCGCGAAGGTCTTCGTGCAGAAGAATGGCGGGGCATTCAACCTCGCGGGCACGGTCCGGGCCGACACGAGCTTCATCGTGCCGGGCGTGCAAAAGGGCGACCAGCTGACCATCAAGGCGCAGGCGTTCGACATCTGGGGCAAGGACTCGTCTTACGACCAGTCGCCGATGGTGAGCTACACGGTGATCGGCACGGTGACGGCGCTTTCGACCGCCGTCGTCTCGGGCGCCGATTACCTCTGGGCCGGGCGCGACTGCAAGCTCTTCTGGCGCTACAACTCGGTGACGGCCTCGTTCGAATTCGGCAGCGAGCCGAACGGCGCGGACATGGGCGCGCGCGACCCGCACTTTCTTGACTACGAGATCCGGGTCTACGAGAAGCCCAACTACGGCACGAAGAACCAGAAGCTCCTGCGCACCGAGCACACGACGGACAACTCGTATATCTACACCTACGAGAAGAACTTCGCCGACGGACTGCACCGCGAGGTGGTGTTCGAGATCGCCGTGCGCGACCAGTTCGGCAACATCGGCAGCCCGGCAGTGCTCGACTGCTACAACCCGCCGCCGACCGTGCTCACGGCCGCCACAAGCGCGAACTTCGAGTCCATCACGGTCAGCTTCACGCACAGCGACGACACGGACTACGCGGGCGCGCGCGTCATGCTGCGCTGGTCGGGTGACGTTGATGCGCCCACCACGCCCGCCTATGACGGCCCGGACACGACCGTGCTGCTCTCGGGGCTGATGTTCAACGCCGACTACTACATCACGATCATCCCGTATGACGCGTTCGGGCTGGACGAGACGGTCCCGACCAACGAGATCCACGTCCACACGCCGTTTCTGGACGTCGAGGCGATCGCCGAGGGCGTGCTCAAGGACAGCATGCTCATCCCGGAGCTCAAGCAGCGCATCGACCTCGTGGACGCGCCGGAGTCGATCATCGGCTCGGTCAACCAGCGGCTCGCCGATGCGAAGACGAAGCTCTCGGGCGACCTGACGGCGGCGATCACCAACGAGCAGCAGCTTCGCCAGGGCGCGGACAACAGCATGGCCTCGCAGATCACGACACTCGTGTCGGCGAGCAACGCCAACACCGCAGCGATCACGAGCGAAGCCACCGCGCGCACGACCGCGACCGACGCGCTCTCGACTCGCCTTGACACGATCGCGGCGAACACCGGCAGCAATACGGCCGCCGTGCAGTCGGAAGCCACCGCGCGCACGAACGCCGACGCCGCGCTCGCCACGCAGATCAACACGGTTGCGGCCGCCTACGGGGTGGATGCGACGAACCTGTGCGCGAACCCGGTCGCCGCCGGCGGGCTGAACACCGGCTGGGCCTCGACGACGGTTGTCGCGGGCACGGCCGGCGACGTGCCGCTCTCGGCGCCCGCCGCCTACGTGTTCCGTTCGAACATTCGCGACAACGCCTATACGACAAAGACAGTCAGCGTCTCGGGCGGCCAGACGCACTATCTGGAGATGCGCGCGGCCACGCCGGTGGCGGCCGTGCCGATCTATCTCCAACTGCGCCTCTCGGGCGCAGGCAAGACGGACTTCTGGGCCACAGCTGCCACGCTCACGGCGACTTCGACGTGGACGCGCATGTCGGGCAACGTCACGATCCCCGACGGCTATACGACGGCCCAGCTTTACGTGCTGATCGACTTCGGCGCTGGCACGAACAACGACAAGAACCGCTGGTATTTCACGGACGTCGAGTGGCGCCCGGCCTCGCTCGTGCAGCCCGCAATGGCCGCGATCAGCACCGAGCAGACCGCGCGCGCGAATGCGGACGGGGCACTCTCGACCCGTATCGACAGCGTGAACGCCTCGCTTGGCACGACCAACGCGAACGTGCAGACGGAGATCAACGCGCGGGTGGCGGCTGACTCTGCCAACGCGAGCTCGATCACGCAGGTTCAGACGAACCTGAACAACGTGAATGCGTCGATCCAGCAGAGCATGAGCGTCACGAACAGCAACGTGGGCGGACTGCAGTCGCAATACACGGTCAAGATCGACAACAACGGCCTGATCGCCGGCTTCGGACTTGCCGCCGGTCCGATGGGTTCGGAGTTCGCGGTCCACGCGCAGCGCTTCTCGGTCTGGATTCCCGGCTACCCGGGCATTCAGCCGTTCACGATCGGCGTGGTCAACGGGCAGCCGCGCGTCATCATCAGCAACGCGCTCATCGGCGATGCGTCGATTGTCACCGCGATGATCGGCGACGCGCAGATCAACTCGGCCAAGATCGGGTATGCGGCGATCAACACTGCGCACATCGGGCAGGCCCAGATCGACACGCTGCGCATCGGCCAGAACGCCGTCTCGACGATGGTGTCGGTGAGCGGCGTGACCTTCGCGAGCACGAACTACACCGCATCAGGCGGCATGGTTCTCATCCTGGTCAACTCGAACAACGGCGCGGCGGATTTCACGATCGACAACGGCGCGGCAGGTAACGGGCTGGTGGCAGGAACGATCACCTGGTGCGGCTACCTGTCGCCGGGCACGCACCGCATTGCAGGTTCAACCAACACCGGCGAAGTCATGACGATTACCATTTTTGAGGCTAAG